CTTTGGAGCTTTAGGGGCTTTAGGTGTCTTTGGAGCATCGATTGAGTTGGGTCCACTTGGTGTTGGGTCCGGCTGGGACAGAGACATGCCGCGACCGTCTGTAAGGCCTTCACCTACAATGCCGTTATTGTTCCTGTCCGGTGCGGTTTTTGGGTCCCACATCGTTCCGTCGGCGAGTCTTACTACAGCTCCACGGGAACCAATTCCTCGACCTCTTGATGCGAGGTTAGGATTTCTATCACGCCTATTTTTGCCAATGTTTGGTCTATCTACCGCACGGCCAACCATGTTGCCGATACTGCGCAACACACCCTTTGTGGCAATGTCCATTGCGTCAAGGAACTCGTTATCAAGAGACTTAACAACGATGCCGTCTTCAGTAACAGTTGCATCAACTCTGTAGTAATCAAGAATTGGGTCAATTGCTTGCTTAACTTCAAATGCGTTGTTTATGTCAACGGGGATTATGTATGTCGACTTCTCTTCGATAATCTTTTCAAGATTACTGATGACATTGTTGAGCGTAGATATATCAACTTGTTGAGCTGGTATCTGCTGGTTAAAACCTACCCAGGAAAAGTCATCAAACGAAATCAAAGATTTTCCAGTATCGAACCCGCCGAACTGTTGAGGCATTCCTGGCATTGTTGGGATACTTGACTCTGGAGTTGGCTGTGTGTTTATCTTCTCTGGCTTACCAAACATGAATTCATTGTTTGCATAGTTGAAAGGAAGTTTATAAGTACTAGAAATTCCATCAGTAGTAATTCTGTCGAATACAACTATGTTTTCTATTACGGAACGAACAATAATATTTGAACCAGTCCTGTCGACCAATTCTCTTCTAATTGCTACAAGCATTGGGTTTTCCGGCATTGATGGAACTTCTGGCTTCACGGACTCTCTTGGGGCGGTTGGTTGTGTTGGTTTTGATACAGAAGGCATTCCTGGTCCACCAGATGGCATCACCATTGGCATTTGCGCAGGCATGCCCATTGGCATTCCGGGTCCACACTTTTCATCTGTGGTGGACGCAATCGTCTTCAACGCATCTAAAACTGAAGAAAGCTCATTTATGTTGAGGCCGTCGATAGATGGTTGTTCGTTTACTAAAACTGTTGATGACTGGTCTTCGGACTTTATTGAAATTGTTCCTGTCAGCTGGTTGGCACCATGAAGAACTGGAGAAACTTCGTAAAGCTCAACTTCATACAGAATGTTTGCTTGCATCTGTGGGTCAAACTTGGCATTAATCGTCTTGTAGCCGATTGACCATTCTTGTTCTTCGCCAAAAAATGCCACATTTGCAAAAGCCTCGCGGCCCTTTTCTGACTTCAAGTTGAACTGAACGCGGGCATACAAGCCACCAATTCCGGCAGCCTTCATTTTGTTAGGAAGACGAGGGTCACTTGGCTGAACCTCATACATATCAAGGACTTTACCGATTGGGTCGTTCCAGTTATGACCCCAAACAACGCGAGGCTTACGCCTAATTAGGCTCTTGCCAAAAGCTCCAGGGGCGCAAACATCGCCGACTGAGTCCTTGTTACCAATACCTGCGACAAAACATTCAACGATGCCTTCGGCTTCGTCAAGATTCACCATTCCTTGCGGTGCAGCCTTGTACTGAATGTCGGAATTTTTCTTAGAAGAGGGCATGTGGCTCCTTGTGTATTCTTCGATAATAAACGACAAAGACTGCACTAAACGGTAAGTATTCAGGTTTTTCGCATTGTTTACTAAAACCAAATACTAAAACTATCCTGTGATGTACTTCCCGTACATCCACGCCCTGCGAGCTTCTTCTTCGGCAATTTCAGGAATTCTCTTTGCGAGCACGTTTGTGTACAAATAAACAATGTTTGACCTGAATGCTCCAGCTCTCTGGTCTTCGTCAGCGACATTCATGGAAGAAAGCATTAACGAAGTTATTTCATCGGTCAAATCTTGGTTAAGACTTTTTATTCTTGCCATTTGAGAATCAACCTGAGCAATAATGTCAGATTCCATGGTGGAGTTTTTTGCAGACTTCTTTCCCATAGGGGAAGAAGCTTTAAACGACTCTTTGACGATGGCTGTCACGACCGGCTTGATGTCTTCATCAAACTGTCTATCCCATGTATCCGTTGGGAGAACAGATGGGATGTCTAGGGTTCCGGCAAACAAAGCTTTCTTAGCTTTTGCTCCACTTGATTTTTCAAGAACAACTCTTTGCTGTCTTTCCAAAACTCTTTCCATGCTTCTGACAAGAATCTCTTCCCATCTTTCCATCTCTAGTTTTTGAGAATCAAATTCCGTATCGAGGGACTTTGTTTCAAGTTCGGAAGACTCAGCACTTGTTGCACCCATAGGCATAGGTTCTGCGCCCGTCATCATGCCGGGAGGCATGCCTGGAATTGGGGACTGAGCCAGTTCCCCGCCAGGAGGAACGGTTGAGCCAACTTCTGCAAGTGCTCCGGCCATTGTGTTTGGGTCCACAGGTGGTTGTCCGGGCGCTGGAGGCATCCCTGGCATCGCTGGGGCACCAGGTGGCATGCCAGGCATTCCTGGCTGTCCTGGGGCTCCAGGAACTTGAACCTGGGACGGTTCTTCCATCTTCTTCTTGGTGTTAGAGATTGGGATGAGGTTTGGATTGGCAAGCAACGAGTCAGCCAAATCGCTTTCGGTTTCTTTACGACCTGAACCAATTCGGTATTCATTGTTGCTGATTAGTCCTGCATTGAACTCATCCATCAAGTAGCGATGACGCTCCTGCTCGTACAGCATCAAAATGGGCACTTGGTCCACGTTAAAGTCAACGTAGTTATCTACGTCAAGTTCGTCTAAGGCACGAGACAAAATTTCCAAGTGAGGAAGCATTGTTTCCATCCAAAAGACTCGAATCTCTTCAGAAGCATTGCTGAAAGTTCTTCCTGCAGCGTTTCCGATTACGGATTCAGGAACACCAAAAGAAGCAAGGATTTCTTCTTTTGTGAGCTGACGCATTTGGATATAGGCGGCATCTCGTGGGTTGGCCGAAGTGTCAATGTAATCAACACCTTCATCGGAAGAGATTACCGAGGTGTATCCAACACGAGACAAGTTTCCACGGAATCTGCTTCTTAGTTCTTCCTTGTCATCGTCATCTATTTCTCCCTTGAGAACAAGAAGACCACCAGGTCTTCCGTCATTGAGCAAATAGTTTCTGTTGTAAAGCTTTGCCAAGTTTTCTATTTCAATGGCTACTCCACATGCTTCAAGTGGTGTCAACGATAGATACGGGTCAATTGGGTGCGGTCTTCTTACCCAGCAAACATCTTCCGGTTTTAGAAAGATTTTGTTTCCAGTTGGCATCTGAACTTCATATCCAGAAACAAACTTTTTTGGGTCAGGGATTGGCGAAGTTGATTGAGGCGGGAGAAGGTTGAGGCCAATAATGCCCCCGTCTCTACCTCTCACTTTTTCGATAAAAGCACCTCTTGTGCCAAGAAGAAGCTGAGCAGAAAGTCTGTACCTAAAGATGTAAGAGTTCTCACCAATGTTTGACTTGCTGTTCAAAATGTTAAGCAATGGTACTTTTTTGGCTTCTTTTATGGAAAGTATTTCTCCGTGTGGGGAGTTGTCTTTTCTGAGAATAATAGGAAGCCTGGCTTGGTTTCCGGCAATGGCATCAATACACCTAGATACCCATGTGACCTTCTGCATACCCTCTCTGTAGGCGCGCTCAATATCCCATGAGTCCCTGTACGGTTTGCCTGCATATCCAGGGTTTTGTGCTACTGGAGCACCTGGGCCAATGTCTTTTTGCGCTTGGTTATTTAGCGACTTGTTTGTAGAAGGATTCCACGCCATATTTTTTTTTACTCACGACCTAATAGAAAACCAAACAAGCCACATGTAGCCCCTCCGACCAGTAAACCGGCTGGGGGGTATATAAGTGCTGCACCAATACTAGATAGTATTATAAATGAAACCATGAAAAAATAAGCGAACAATGACCTGTTTAGCCTACTTTTGAATCGTGACCACAAAATTTTCATATGCTGCCAGACTAGCGCATTAGAGTACCATCAGGTCTAACAAAGCCGGAGATTATAAATGTCAGAACCACAAACTAACTGGGAAAGTGTTCTTGAATATCTTCAACCGAAGATGTCTGACTACTGCCCAGAAGAGCCGTCTCTGCCTCAGAAGGTATTCCTGAGAACCAACGGGCTGGAAGCCCTGTTCGGTGGGGCAGCAGGTGGTGGAAAGTCTTCCGCACTGCTTATGTCAGCCATGCAGTTTGTTGATATCCCTAGCTATTCAGCAATTCTTTTCCGTCGTACATTTGCTGACTTGTCTCTTCCTGGAGCCTTGATGGACCGCTTTAAGTCATGGATGTCCAACTATGACGATGTTCATTGGAATAACAACAGTTTTGTGGCAACTTTCCCATCTGGGGCAAGAATTTCCTTTGGGTACCTAAACAACCAGTCCGACTACCTTCGCTATAAGGGTTCTGAATTCCAGTTTATTGGGATGGACGAAGTCACCGAAATCCGTGAATCCGACTACCGATACATGTTCTCCCGTCTACGCCGACCCAACTCTGGACCCCTTTCCGAGGTCCCACTCCGAATGAGGTGTGCATCCAACCCTG